ATAACGAGTCGTATGAGGCGAACTGGACTTTTAGGAAAAAGAAATGATAAAAAAAGCGATGGGTGCGTTCTTGTTCGGGGTTTTGTTTACTAGCATCACTTTGATAATTTTTTCAGTAGTTTACGGATTGTATAACGGGGTGGGTCCGTTTGACGCTTTGTTGTTGGCCACTGCCATTTTATTGCTATAAGCCGAGAGGAATTATAATGAAATATATCAAGGTAATGTTGGACCCATTGTGGACAAAATTTGTCCAATGGGATGATGGTGAGAAGGTAATTTTATTGGCAATGTGTATTTGGGGATTATTGTTCTTTATACTCGGCGCTTACGTTTTTTGATAGGGGGGATGTCATAAATGCCCGAAGCTCTTTCTATTTTGATGATAGCAGTCGCTATAATTATGATGTTTATTGGTGCTGTGAAATTGAGTTACCACCAAAGATGTGCGGATGTATATCAAGGACCTCAGTTAGAGATGTGTATAAAACGACTCAGTGAAGACGGCCCTTTATACGAAAAGAATATAGGAAAATTCTAGGAGAAAGAAATGTTGACTATTGATGCTATACTGAGCCACCCAAATTTGAAAGAATCTGGGAACATGAACAGGAAGTATATACAAAGTGAATATGACAAGTATGTAGGTGTTGAAGAGTATTTTTGTATTTTCTACATGTACACTAAAAACACATCTTTTGTCATGGATGCCCAATGGTTTAACAAAGACGGTGAGCCAGTCGAACGTAAGGAAGCGGTAGCATCAAGAGAAGCAATCGAGGAACCACAAAAAAAGGGGGCCGAAGCCCCCTGATTTCTTTCAAACTTGATCTTATGCCAAGTTGTTGATTCTGAACAATTCCTTTTTACTAAATAACATTAGAACAAGTTATTAAAGAGGAACAAATGTCCAGAACACCTTACACGTATATCATAAAATTCACCCATCCCGAAAGCAACAAAGTCCAATATTACTATGGGGCGAAATACGGGAAAGACTCGAACCCTGATGATTTGTGGAACAAATACAAAACATCTTCGAAGGTTGTCAAATCTCTTTTAGAACAATATGGCGAAGAATGTTTTGAAGCTACTGTGGACAAGATATTCAGTTCTGTTGAAGAATGTCTCGAATATGAACATAACACCCTAACCAATTTAGATGTGTATAGAAATGATCTATGGTTAAACCAATCAAACAATAAACACAAGTATACCAGATTCTTTACACAAGAACACAAAGATAAGATTTCACAGAAGTCATCTTCTTTCAGACACACCCAAGAAACAAAAGACAAAATAAGTGATATCAAAAAGGGTGTGAAACTAAGTGAATCACACCGCGCAGCAATCAGTGAAGGTCACAAAGGTCAGGTTGCTTGGAATAAAGGTGTGAAATATGATGATGAGATGTTGGAAAAACTGAAAACACCCAAAAGAATAAAGAATACATACAAAAATATTTTCAAAGCACATGAAGTTAACACGGGCAAACATAGAGACGAATCAACAAAAAAAGCTATAGGTAAAGGTATTTCTGAATTTTACAAGAATAACCCAGGGAAAGCACAGGAGAGGGCTTTAAAAGCGTCTGGCCCAGAAAAAAGTAGGATAATAAAAGAGCGGAGATTAGGCACTAAGGCCATTTTTAATGAAAAAGAAAAGGTGTCTAAGTTTGTCAAAATCGATCAATTGGAAGAATATTTTGCAAATGGATGGAGACTTGGGATGAAATAAAAAAAGGGGCCGAAGCCCCTTTTTTTATTGGATATTAATTCCTCAACTTAAATTATTTATTCTGAAGAGGCGGTAATATTTGTTCTTCTTAGCAGCAGTGATAATACCGTCTGCAGCATCGGTTGCGAATGGGTGAGCAACCATACCATAACGTGTCTTGAAGCCCATGACTGGCTGAAGTGTTTGACTATCAACAGTCTTGTAGAGCTGAAGTGGAACGTATGGGCAGTAGAACATACCAGCGTCATAAGGGCTAGTTCCCTTATAACCAACAACCACAAAGTGTGAACCAGCAGCTGATACGAAGTAAGGATCGATAAAGACCTTAATTCTTCCGAAGAGAACACCAGCAAACGTGTTGCCTGTGTCATCAACCTGTAGGTTGCTCTGTAGAGCAGGTGTTGGGTCCAAAATACCAGCCATGTTAAGAGCAGATGCTACGTCCGAAGATGTGATGATAAAGTTACCCTTACCTGCACGTGTTGCCTTCGAAATTTCATTTGCTTCTCTTTCGATCTGGAACATAAGTCCCTTGAATCTTTCAACTGACCAACGACCGTTTGAGTCGACGTCAAGGTCAAAAGTACCAGCTGAGGCAGTATTTACCTGAGCACCGATAGTAGCAGTGGTATAAATGCTTCTAACAACCTGACGGTTCATTTCTGCCATGATGTTAGTTGAAAGCATGTTAGCGATTTCAGTGTCTGCATCAAGGTTTTGTGTAGCCTTGAAGTCTTGTGCTAGCTCGTGTGAGTAGCTTCCCTTCAATGCCATGCCTGTTGCAGTAACGGTAACCTTTTCAAGGCTTAGAGCCATCTGGTTCCATTCGTTATCAGTACCACTACCAAGTTGTTCAAGAGCAGCAGTTGACATACCCTTACCATATGTGTAAGATGCAGCGCCTGTGCTGATGATTGTTGATGGGTCCTGACCAGTCTGATCACCAACAGCGGTAACAGATGCAGTATTTCCTGATGCGCTTGAAGCGAATGTAGTATTAGCTTCGTTGAACAATGCTTCAGGACCAGACTGACTTCCGTAACGAGCACGAAGAGCAAATACTAGACCAGATGGCATTGACATCGGCTGAACGCCACAAATGTCATAAGCGATAAGGTTAGGCATAGAACGTCTGATCAACGAGATCATTACAGGGTCATAAAGGTCAACTGCACCATCGGATGCTGTCGAGCTTGAAGCGCCCATAACGTTGGTTGGTGTGGATTCTGTCAAGTATGTAAGAGAAAGAGTAGGGTCTTTTCTTATTGAGTTGAAAGAATCATTGTGCTGATTTTCGAGCAACTGTGCCATAACCTGACGCTTGTGTACGTCTGCAATAGGCGCATATTCTTTATCGTCAATAACGCCGGCCCAGTTCTCCATCAATTTTTTGATATCGGACATTTTTAAATCTCCTTTTAAATTGTCTTAATTATTTATAATTTCTTGTTTTTTATGAAACGAGCGTATTTTTCACCAATGGTCTGAGCTGATTCATTAACAATGTTTTTCTCGTCATCAAGTTCAATGTTGAAGTCTTCAACAATCTCTTCTGTTACTACACTTTCCTCAAAATAATTCTTCTTGATCTCGTTTAACTGAGATCTAAACTCATTGCTGTCATCAAACGTGATGTTCTCAACCAGCGCCAAGAATTTTTCTTTCTGAATAACTGAAAGCTCTTCGATATGTTCTTTGATAATCGCGTCCTTCTTGAGTGTTTCAAACTGCTTCTTCAAGTTAACGTTTTCGGTAACTAGTTCGTCAATCTTAGTCTCAAGAATTGATCTTTCTTCTGAAAGCTCATCAAACAAATCAACTTTTGCTTCTGGAATTTCGATGTTGTGAGTAAGGAATACTTCCTTCATGTCCTCAACAAATGATTCAAGGATTTCAGTCTTGGCATTGCTTTCGTTTACTTCACGGTTTTCTTCCAACCACTTTTCAACAACAAAGTCTGCCCAATCACTAGCCTTGTCTGTGTACTCAGTAAGAGCCTTTTCTACATATTCTTCAGCTTTTTCTTCCAAGAACTTGATCTTTTCTTCGACCTTTTTCTCAAACTTTTCCTGAAGTCTAGCGTTTCTCTTCTCAAGAAGATTTTTTGTGTTCAGAACAACGGTTTCATTAAGCATCTTTTTGATAGTCTTAATGAAGTCTTTGCTGAATTCGCCTTCGACCAAGCCGACTTTGTTGAGGACGTTGTCGATCTGTGTCTCTGTGTCTACCTTAATAGACTCTTCAACATTGTCATCATCATCATCTTCATCTTCGTCGTCGTCATCTTCTTTCTTGTCTTTCGTATCACTTTCTTTCATCTTCTTCATGTCTCTTAACTTCTTCATCTTGTCGTCATCATCATCTTTGTCTTCGTCTTCATCTTCATCATCGTCTTTCTTGTCTTTCTTTTCCGACTTCTTTTTCTTATCATCTGAAAGATCCATAGCTTCTGCTGCTACTTCTTCTTCACTGAGTTCGATGTCGTATTCAGAAAAATCAAACTTTTCGATGACTTGTGTGATAGCGTTGTCGACAGTCAATCTCTTGTCGACGTCTGCGAGTTTTTCAAGTAAAGATGAAAGCATTTCTTCAGAAAGATCACTATTCTGTTCAACACATTCAGAAAGAACAATATTCCCTTCCAAAAGGTCTTTAAGAATAGTTTTCACTTTTTCTTTTGTTACATACATTGGGAAATCTCCTATAATTTGCAAATATTTATATAATAACCTAAGTTATCCCTTATACATCCAAAAGGTCTCTGAAGAGTTTTAGAAATCTTTCTTCTCGCTCTTCTCTTTTCAATATCTTGAAATTTTCAACAAGGTCAAACGCTTTTTCTTGTTTAACCCAGTCGGCGCCGTCAAAAAACCAATCTACATTTTCAATGATATGATCAGGGATCGCATCAGGTGCTGAAGGGTCAGCAACAATATCAGCGGCAGTTGTCAAATGAAGTGATTCAACAATCTTCTTGCCGCCTTTTTCTTTAATAGAACCCAGTCCCCTGGAAGAAACACCCAAACGACATCCTTCATCCATCAAAGCAGCGACAATCTTCCCGTTAGGAGTAGATGTCAATATCTTAGCAGTTCCGATGTAGTTCTTTCCGTCTCTCTCAAGATTTGTGATAAGATGACTTACCTTATCCAAGTTGATGGATGGGTTTGTTGGGTGGTTCAGTTCACCGTAGGATTTCTTTTGCTGGATATTTTCTTTCATATACCTAGCGACTTCCTTTTCCATAACATCTTCTGGATACCACCTGCCGTTCTTGTTGACGACTTCGGTTTGCAGATACACGCCTTTCAGATAGTAGTTTTTGCCACCGTCTGTTTTAGCTTCTGTGATGATCTCTACTTGTTCGTGGAGTTCTGTTAAAAGTTTCATTTACTTTAGCGCCAAGTTTAATGCCATCATGAAAGACTTAGCATCCTTCGAAAGCATTTTTTCGTATTTCTTTTGTGTTTCCTTGTCTTTCAACTTTGTGTAATAGTTGATGATAACAATAGCATCTTCCCTTGACACATCAGTCTCTTGACCATTTAGGAACTTAACTGACCCAGATTTTTTTTTTGAAGCTAGATCGACTAGGTCTTTAAAAGCTTCTTCCTGTAGTTCTTCGTCTCCATCTTCGACTGATTCATCGAAATCTTCATCAAAATCAGTGCCTAGATCAGCATCCAATTCGTCGATGTCTTCAGCAGTCAACATGTCGTCTTCATCAAAGTCGTATCCGCCTTGACCGCCAACTGTTTCTACTTCCGCTTCGACATCTTCGAAGATAGACTTTGCATATTCTTTCTTGAGGTCTTCATACCTTGCTGCCTTCTTGGCATCTAGCATTTCCCTCAGTTCTTTTTCGTACTTGAAAAAGTTTTTTTCCTTAACATTTTTTAATAGAGACATTTTTGACCCCTTTTATATCTTTCATTTTATTTATACTATCTGTGTTTTAGCCTTCTATGACGTCATCTTCGTTGTCATCTTCGGCTTTATTTTGCTTGAAATTGGGTGGCGTTTTATTTTGTTTTGCGGGTGGTTGACCATCATTGTTTGACTGACCATCGCCCCCCATTTCACCGTCCATACCGTCATCGTCTTCCTTCTCAGCTTCAATCTCTTTCTCGATCTTGTCACGCTCTTCATCTGAGATGTTGAGAATGTTTCTTCTGATCCATTCCTTAGAAACAAAACCTTGTTCCTTAGCTTCAACAGCATCACGCATAACAGTGAATCTGTTCTGATAAATTTCAGACCATTTGATTTCTGTGAAGAAGTTGTCTTCCAAGTAATCATAACGAAGATCGGGATAAATGATCTGGTTCCATTCTTCCTCTGTGACGATCTTTTTCAACAGAAGTTGGGTTTTGAGAATGTCGTCGAACAGGCCAGAGAACTTCTTTCTGATCTTGTTGATGAACTTTTGGAACCTCAACTCATCTCTTGTCATCTCTGAGGTTCTGCCCACGTTAAACATGGTAGACGAATCAAGTCTCGAAACCGGGACGTTGAGTGATTCATACAGTTTGTTCTTGAAATACATCACGTCTTCGATGTCGCCCAAGTTCTGTCCACCACTTAAGATGTCAACCTGAGTACCCTTACCGTCTCTTTTCGGGAACCAGTAATCTTCTTGCATAGTCATGAAACGTGTATTTTCTGCGACTTCGCCCGTTTCTTGATTGAACGTAAGCTTTTTTCTGTGTCTTTGGATCAACTCTTGGATGTATGATTCTGCCTTCTGTGCAGGCAAATCCCCAATCTCGATGTTGAAAACTCTCTTTTCAGATGCACGGCTAAGACGGTATATAACCAATGAGTTTTCGATCTGTCTAAGAGCATTAAAAAATCTGATCGCTTTGTGAATGTATGAAATGATAGACTTGCTATCCTTTGCAAACAGGCCAGAGTTGACAAAACAAATAGAGTCTTTTGCAATCTTCAAACCAGTTAAGTTTTTGTTTGATAAGCCGCTTGGATTGTAAAGGTAGTATTCTTCATATTTTTGGTTGATTTGAACACCATGTTCAGCCTTACCATGATCGATCAATTCTCTGATCTTACGGATTCTTCTAGGATCGATTGGTCTTAATTCCTGGATCCCTTTCTTTGGATTGTTGGTGTCGATCACCTTGTGGTAATACAGTCTACCGTCGACATACCATTTCTTGAATACGTCATATGCATCTGCCTTGAAATTAAGCATTCTCAAAATCTTTTCATACTCATCAGTGATCTTTTTCTTAGCAGCTTTTCCGATCTTAACGTCTTGAAGATTAAGCGAGACTGGATAAACTTCACCATCATACGAAAACACTTCATTGACAATGTCTTGAATAGCCTTATCAAATTCAGGTTCTTGGGCAATTTTTCTGTAGTTGGTAATGAGGTATGTTTCATCAATAGAAGCATCTAGATCAAGGTTTTTCACAACATTGTAAAAACCGCCATAAATGCCTGAATTGACCTCCATAGCCCCGTCCATATTGTCCGGTTCACTGAACGTCACTCTTCTTTCAGATTCTTGTTCGGGTTTCGTGACCGAGTAACCAAACAATCTAGATAGTAAACTTCTTCTTTCGTCTGACATTAAATATCCTTAACAATATTTTCTTTTCCTAGTATTTATAACTCAGAAAGATGTGGAAATCCCCGAGACGAGCCCGGGGATTTGTTGGGATTTGGGTGGTTAGATACCGCCAGCGTTTCCTGTGATACCACCGTCTACTGTGAAGTAGTCGATAGCGAAGGTAACCTGGGTTTCAGCGATAGCTTCATTATCCCAAGACATTTCAAGTGGTGCCACTGCTGTTGGCCAGATGCCAGAGAATTTGTAAGTTCTCAAAACATTTCCTGCCTGACCGATAGACGAAACAATTGCATCACTCTTGTACAAAGACTGTTCAGAAGACGGGAGCTTTCTGATGTTACCAACAGGTGAGTTGATTGCATTGGCCCATTGTTCAATAGCATTTCTAATTGTGTAATCTTCATCATTGTAGATAGTTACGTTCCATTCTTCAAATGTTCTGTTTCCAGGAACCTTGATTGGTCTACCAAAATGGAATATGTCTAATGGAGCAACGTTTGTGCCCGGCAAAGAAGCAGCTTTACACATGATCGGCAAATCCAAATCGGCTATCCCGTTAATAGGGTTTGTGATCTGAACCTCGAACAATGATGTTCTAGCACCACCGAACTTCATTCTGGCTCTGAATTCATTTATATTTCGCATTGGAAATCCTCTTTTTTGTTCCTTTTATTTAGTTTTTTGTTGATTTACCTTGGAGGGATATGTTAAACAATTTTAACATTAATCTTGAAGGAGAATAACATGACCATTATCGTGACAGTTTACACCCCCGGTCCTGAAGTTGAGGAAGTTGAAACTCCTGGGAACACAGTCCCAGGTGTCGAAATTGGGAGCAGGTGGGTGAGCATCAACAAACATCTTGACGATGAAGTTGAAATTGTATATGTGTCTTCAGGCAATATTGTTTACGTGCACTATACGTATGATGACGGGTCGGGTTGCGCACAATGTGTTGAAGAATTTCTCGATGAGTTTTCTCCTGTAGTCCCGCCTATCACCATGTGGACATATCTGTTTACATACAAGGATGGCAGAAAGAGGTTTTGTGAGAACAATTTCACCTCATTTGAGGCAGCAGAAGATAACATCCAATATTTTCAGACAGAGGGTATGAAGGTTAAAATTGTCAAGGTCGAATTACAGCCAGAGGAATAAAAATGGGCGGGAATACATTCAAAGGTTTAAGTCGAGTCAAGAGAGAAGATCTTAATGATCTTCTTCATCTTGTCGTTGACACTTTGAAATTCCCAGGATTAACTCTCGATTATCTCCAGAATTCCTTGCTCGGGAGTACCGGGAAAAAGGAAACTTCTGGAGATGTTGATCTTTGTATGAATAATTATTTACTAAGGTTTGTTGGAGAACCAGAGTATCCTGTTTTTGATTTTAAGGAATTTCGCGGGAAACTCGAGAGCAGTCTCGGCAAACAAAATGTTGTCAAGGGGAGTGGTACCCAATTGTTTACAAAATGGGGTGACTATCAAGTTGACTTTCTTTTTGGCCCGCATGATTGGATGAAGTTTTCTCACTATTCACCTACCGAAGAAGAATCAGCATATAAGGGTCTTTTTCTTGTCAATTCCTTTGGTGTTTTGGCAAAAATGAAAAGAGACCTGTTGTGTTTCGATTTAGAAGGCAAGCGGGTTGCCCAAGTCAACATGGTCTTCAATCTTGAGAAAGGACTGAGACGTTCTTGGAAGATGGAGAAGAAGAACAAGTGGTTCTTAAAGGTTGATGACAGTCTATACAAAGTTTCTGAGTTTGATAATCTCAAGACAGTCGATCCTGATGAATTTGAGACAAAGGTCCCGTTTGATAGGTTCGAAAGATTTTTCACTTGTAACCCGAGAGATTATCTTGACATGTTTTTTGGTAAGGATGTCCAGTTTGAACAGGTTAACACTTTTGAGAAGGTCGTTGAATTCCTTCGGGGCAAATCAGTGTATCCTGAGTTCAGGCAACGTCTTTTAGACCAGCACCACCGGCATTCAGAGATGAAACGTACCGTTGACTATCAAGAACTAGAGAGGCTTATGGCATGACCGAATTTGTCGAGATTACGGCTATTGAAGAGGACGACCCATCTGAAGGTGAGGTTTTTGATTTCTCAAGTCCCGAGAATGTCCTTATCCACGTGTTATTGGATAGTGAGCATGAAGAACATGTTTGGGAAAATTACACGATAGAAACGTGTTCTATCATCTGGAGAAAAGATGAAAGTGTGACTGGTGCCGCTAGTT